CGATTGGAATTATGCTTGTATGAAGGAAACTTATGATGATTGAGAAAATTTTTATAATTTTTAGTGTTGTAACAATTTGTATGATGTTTGCAATGGCTTTTAGTAAAGCAATGGCTTTACCTGATGTTTATTTTAGTTACAGTTCTGGTGACTGTGTAAAAGTAGAAAATTTTGCAGAAGGTGATAACTATTCTTGCGAAAAACTACCTAATCGTTATTATCATGTATATGTGGAGTAAATAATGGAATATATGAAACAACTTCTTCAAACGTATCAAGCACAAATGGCAGGGCAATGGCCCGGTGATGAAAATGAAACACTTGACAAACTTGAAGAAGTGTGCAATGCTCTAAATATCAGCGTTGAAGAAGCGTTTGATCAATTTGATTACTAGGAGATAAAAATGGCACGTAGACCCGCAAAAGCAAAAGTAAAAGCACCTAAAAGAGTTAGGAAAGGTGCATTACAAGATCCAAGTTGGGCTGGATGGGAATCCTGGACTGGAGAGAAGTTTCATCGTGCTAAACAAGCGGCTAGTGATTACTACTATCGTAATTATAAAGCAAGTGATTTGCAAGAATATGCATACAAATGGATGCTTGCAAACAATTATACTCGTGAAGATGTAAAGTGTGCAAAAGCAGATAAAAATTTCAATATAAGCACACAGGTAGGATATATTTGTCGTATGCTAGAAATGGGCATGCCTGATTATTATGAACCTCATAATGAATACTGGAAAAGCCTACCTGGCACATTAGGTGAAATTTTGCCAGTTATTCCGTATGTGACAACAAAAATTGATCTAGCTATTGCAGAAGGTAAACCTTACGTAGAAGAAGCAAAAGCAAAAGCAGATGCAGAAAAGGCTAAAAAGCCTTACAAGCCTACTATTCAAGAACTTATGTTTGAAGCAAGTGTTGCAATGACAGAAGGAATTGAGGAATTCCTTGATGATTTTGTCCGTAATACAGATCCTAGTCTAGTCAAAGATTTTGAACCTGTAAAAATCCTACGTGGTGTAGGATGTAAAATGGGACATGCAAGACAAATTCGTAAATTTTACGAAGGAGAGCTTGATGAAATGACTGAGCTGAATACAAAAGTAGGCAAGCGTGACATGGATGACATGCGTGAACAACTAGAAGAAGGTTATTCACATCTTGATACAAAGCAAAAAAAGGCTTGGCTAGAAGTTTATCGTAAAGTTGTAGATGCATGTGATATTATTATTGCCGAAAGTAAAGCAACACGTAAGCCTCGGAAAGCAAAAGTTAGAACTGCAAATGATATTGTAAAGAAACTTAAATTTAAAGCAAGTGATAGCACATATGGAATTGCAAGTATTCCTGCAACAGATATTGTTGGTGCAAACATTCTTGTTGTGTTTAACACAAAAAATCGTAAACTTGGACTATATTATGCTAGCAATACCGATCCAAAGGGCTTGATGCGTGATGGAACAGGATTAAGTGTAAAAGGCACAACTATTATTGGATATGACGAAAAGAGAAGTATTCAAAGAACTATACGTAAGCCTAATGAATTTTTGCCTCAAGTTAAAAAAACGACACGTGCAAAAACAGAAAAACTTTTTGATACTCTAAAAACTACGGAAACAAAGCTCAATGGGCGTATCAATAATGAAACAATTTTGATTGCGGCGTTTAACAAGTAAAAGCTGATAAATACAATGTAGGAGATACATTGTAATGAGTGCAAGAAATAAATTAAACAAAGAAATAGAACTTCGTTTAGGCGGAGGTATGGTTGATGTAGAGCTTGATCCAGAGCACTACGAACTTGCTGCAGATAAAGCACTTGCAAAATATCGTCAACGTGCAGAAAATGCAGTTGAAGAGAGTTTTATTATTCTTGAAATGCAAAAGGAACAAAGTGAATATACACTTCCACAAGAAATAATTGAAGTAAGGGACATTTATCGCAGAACAACAGGTATAAGCAGTGGAACAGGTAATAATATTGAACCGTTTCAAGCTGCATATATGAACACATATCTTCTTGGATCTAGCAGAAATGGTGGACTTGCTACTTTTGATTTTTTACAACAAAACAGAGAAACAATGGGTAGACTATTTGGTGCTGAAATAATGTTTACTTGGCGCCCACAAGAAAATCGTTTAATACTTCATCGTAAAATTAAAGCACCAGACACAGCGGTGTTACATGTGTATATGCATAGAATAGATGAAGACCTATTAACAGATCATTATGCCGCACCATGGATTAAAGATTATTCATTTGCTCATGCAAGATTAATGCTAGCTGAAGCACGTGGTAAGTTTACACAGATTGCAGGTCCACAAGGTGGAACTACAATGAACGCAGATCAGTTACGCACTGATGCACTACAAGAAATTGACAAGCTAGAACAAGAACTAACTGTATACAACGATGGTTCTTCGGGCTTGGGTTTTGTAATAGGTTAATGGAGTTTTTATTAAAGGCTGTAATAAGTGGACTTATTGTTGCGACAGTAAGTTCTTTAGCACTGAAAAATGTAACCTTTGCAGCAGTTATAATGGGTATTCCTTTTACAGCATTTTTAAGTATGGCATTCATGTATTACAGTGGTGTTGATTCCAACACATTTTCACATTTTAGTTTTCAAACAATATACTTTGTCTTGACAAGTTTAGTTTTTTTTGTTATATTTGGATTAGGGATAGGTAAACTAGGTTTTTGGCCAAGCATGGGGCTTGGCATTGTGGTAACAATTATTCTATTCAATATTGTTTTGAGGATTTTATGAAAAAAGTTGTAGGTATTTGCGGATTAATAGGACATGGTAAAGATACAGCAGCAGGTTTTTTAATTGAACAAGGATATCAGCGTATTAGTTTTGCTGGTGTGTTAAAAGATGCTTGTGCTAATATTTTTAGTTGGGATAGAATATTACTAGAAGGCAATACAAAAGAATCTCGTGTGTGGAGAGAAACAGTAGATGAATGGTGGGCTGATAGATTAGGTATTGAAAACTTTACTCCTAGATATGCTTTACAATATATTGGCACAGATGTATTAAGAACACACTTTCATCCTGATATATGGGTAGCAGCATGTGAACGTCAAATAGAAATGACAAACAGAAACGTTGTAATTAGTGATTGTAGATTTTTTAATGAACTTGGTGTAATAAAAAAATTAGGTGGATCTACTGCGGTAGTATGGAGACAAGAAAAACCTGAATGGTGGGATACTGCTCGTGATGAAAATACACGTAAAATTATCTCAATGAGTGATAAGTATCCCGAAGTTCATCCAAGTGAATGGAGTTGGGCAGGTTGGAATTTTGATTATAAAATAAACAACACTGGAACACTCGAAGATTTGCAATCAAGAACTCTTGAAGTTTTAGCTTAATTTGATAAATATAGACTTTGTAATTCTATAACCACCCCTTTTTAGCTAATAGCGAATAAATACAGTTAGAAAATGATTCTAACTAGTAAAGGAGCTATTATTATGGCAAATCTTGTTTCACCTGGTGTCCAGGTTACTATCTCAGACGAATCAGTTTACGGTCCAGCTGGTGCAGGCACTGTGCCAATGTTATTCATTGCTACAGGTGCAGACAAGGTGGATCCTACTGGTACGGAAGTTGACGGTATTGCAAAATATACCAAGTCAGCGGAAGCAGGCAAACCAATTCTAGTAACATCACAGAGAGAGCTAACACAATACTTTGGTAATTGTGATTTCCGCAAAGTTGCGGGCTCAGTAATGCAAGGTGATGAAACTAACGAATATGGTCTGCTAGCGGCTTACTCATTCTTAGGTCAAAGTGCAGCGGCATATATTGTCCGTGCAGATGTTGACTTAACATCTTTACGTCCACAGGCAACACAGCCAGTGGGCAATCCAGCAAATAACACATATTGGTTTAACCCATCATCAAGTGATTGGGGAATTTTTGAATACAGTTCAAATGTTTGGACAGCAAAAACACCAACTGTAGAAATCGTTGCAAGTGGCGCACCAACTGCGGCAGTAGTAGACGGTTCATACTTAGTGCTTATTGTAAATGGAACAACATCTACAAAAGTAGAATACTACATTGGCGAAAGCGGTGCATGGGAAAAACTAGACTCAGGTTGGGGAACAGGCACTGCAACACTAGCGCCACACTACTCAGCTCCAACATCACCATCAGCAGGTGACGTATGGATTAAAACAACAACTCCAGGTGCAGGCACAGAGCTTGACATTAGCTTGTTTACAACAGTAGCAGGTTCATTTGTAAAGCAAAGTGTTGTATATGCACAAGCAACAACACCAGCAGGCACAACAGGAGATACATTTGCAGACGGAACAGCGGCTACTGCACGTAATTTTGCAGAAGGCGAAATATGGCTAAACTTAGGCGATGGTGAATTATCAATTAAACGTTATGACAGTATTCAGTCACAGTGGGATGATATTGCAACAGACAGTTCAGTTGCAACAGGTGGCTATGTAATAACTGCACAAATAGCAGAGCCAACAGGCACACCAGCAGACGGAACAATTTGGTTTGATCCAGCAGTAAACGATCTAGCAATTTATGAAGTTGCATTAGATAGTGGTGTTCAAAAATGGCAACGTGTAAGTGATATTCAGTATGGTTCACAAGCACCAACATCAGATTCGGGTGGTGCAGCATTATCAGCTGGTGATTATTGGATTGATACTGATGCAGACGGATATCCAGTAATGTATCGTCATAATGGATCAGCATGGGTCCGCAAAGATAATTCAGATCAGTCAACATCAGATGGTATTGTATTTGGAGACATTACAGCAAATGATACAACAGCGGGAACATTTGAAGGCACATTACTAGCAGGTGCACCAGACCCACTATTATTTCCAGTTGGAACAAGTGCAGTAAACATGGCTCGTTCAGCAAATACCGTAAGAATTTATGATGCAGATGCTGGCACAACTTGGAAGTGGCGTAATCACGCAGGCAACCAAGTAGATGGTTCAGGTTCATTTGGACGTCTTGCTCAGCGTAAAGTAATTGTATCAGCAATGCAAGCAAGTGCATCAGGTTCAGAACTACGTGAAGACACAATTGCAATGCGTTTACTTGCAGCTCCAGGTTATCCAGAAATGATGGATGAAATGGTTGCATTAAACAGCGATCGTGATGAAACAGGTTTTGTAATTGTTGACGCTCCGTTCCGTTTAAATCCAACAGAGGCAGTAGCTTGGATCAAAGGAAACGGTGCAGCAGAAAACGGTGAAACTGGTTTACTTACAAACAACACATATGCAGCAACATATTATCCACATGTGCTTACAACTAACCCAGTCACAGGCGATAGTGTAGTTGCTCCAGCATCACACTCAGCATTGTTTACATTTGCATTCTCAGACAATATCAGCTTTCAGTGGTTTGCTCCAGCAGGTTTAACACGTGGTATTGTTCAAAACGCAGCAGGTGTTGGTTATATTAATAGCGAAGGTGAATTTACACCAGTAGCACTAACACAAGGCATGCGTGATGCAATGTATGAAGCAAAAATGAATCCAATTGCTAATTTTCCATCAGATGGTATTGTTGTATTTGGTCAGAAGACTTTACATTCGGGCGCAAGCGCACTGGACCGCGTGAACGTTGCTCGTTTAACAGCATACCTAAGAGAACGTTTTGCAGTGATTGCTCGTCCATTCTTATTTGAAGTAAATGACGAACTAACAAGAGCAAACGCAAAGCAAGTATTTGATGGTTTCTTAGGAAATATTATGCAACAGCGTGGTTTATTTGACTTTGCAGTAGTATGTGACGAAACAAACAATACTCCAGCAAGAATAGATGCAAACGAATTCTACATTGATGTGGCAATTGAGCCAACAAAAGCAGCAGAATTTATTTACATTCCAATTCGTATTGTAAATACAGGAGAACTTGGCTAAAAATAGCTTAAAAATACAAAAGAGACCGTTAATTTTAGGCGGTCTCTTTTTTTTGGCCAAACTTTGATAAATACATAGTATAACAAACTAGATTGTTTATAGGAGATATAAAATGCCAGTTATTTCAAACTTTGGTGTGCCGGTTAATGGAAACGATGGCACAACATTAATGCCAAAACTACAGTATCGCTTTCGTGTGGTATTTAATGGTATTGGTAAAGCAGGAATTGCGAAAAAAGAGCTTACACAAAATGTAATTAGTGTATCTCGTCCAAATATGTCACACGAAGAAGTGATAGTAGATTCATACAACTCAAAAACTTACCTTGCTGGTAAGCATACATGGGAACCAGTAACAATTGTTTTCCGTGATGATATGACATCAAATGTAATTAAAGCACTAGGTGAACAACTTAACAAGCAAGTAGACCACAGTGACCAAGCTTCGGCAATTGCAGGCGAAGGTTACAAGTTTGCTGTTGAAATTCAAACACTAGATGGTAACAACGGTCAAAACTCTGCACCTGAGCAATTTGATACTTGGAAATTAATGGGTTGCTTTATTCAAAACGTTCAATACGGTGAGTTAAATTACGCTACATCAGATATGGTTCAAGTAACACTAACTTTACGTTATGATCACGCAGAACATATTATCGATAATACTGATGTGTTAAGTAAAGAAACACGTAGCGCAGACGGTACATTTGCTCAAGGTTAATAGGGTATAACCGATGGGTATAGGTAGTAAAGCACATTTTACGTATGGTCAACAACAGACAGTAGGAGCAATATCTTTAGTTCCGAGATCTAAGTTTAACTTTACAGTAAGTATGACTCACCGAAACCCAGCAGCTTTAGGTGGTTTAGTCACTACTGATTTTGAGCGTATTGCTAGTATCAGTATGCCTGGCTATAATAAAAAAGCACAAACACTGAACCAGTATAATAAGAAAAGAGTAATACAAACGGGTATTGATTATGCTCCTATTACTATGCTCGCTTATGATACCAGAGATGGCGTATTTGAAAAGTTTTTAAAAGAATACTCTGAATATTATTATGCTGGATCAATGAATTACGGTAGCAGTTTTATTGAATTCAATAGTAAACTTGCAGGCACAAAATTACAAACTCACAAAAATTATATTACTAATTTAACCATTGTTAGAGTAAACAGTAATATCGATACAAATGTAATACAAGTATATAATCCAATGATTACTAATATTGATTCTGATACACTTGATTACAGTGATAGCGGATTAGTTCAATATAGAATTACATTTATTTACGAAGGTTATGATATTAGATCAAACAACAATCCAATTTTGACAGATAGAAGTCAATTTGTTCCTTCGGATTTAAATGAAATAGATCAATTTGCACAACAACAAATAGATGATAGACTAGTAGGTGTAGATGTTACAGAAGATGTAAATGTCGGACAAGAAAGCGTCTTAGAGGCTGTTCCTGTAGATACAGCTGACGAAAATACCATAGATGAAAGAGCACCAGAAGATTTAGTAGGACATGACGTTGGAGTGCCTCTTGTAGCAGTTGATCAAACAGCAATTGAACAAGAAGAAGTAGTTGCTGAACTCAAAGATGAAGAGACCGGTGCTGTTACACAACAAGTGGTAGAAACAACCACAGTTGATGCAGAAGGAAATGAAGAAAAAGCATTTGAAACAAGAAACATTGATCAACCTGCTTATACAAAATATGATCAATATGTAGGACAACCAGTAAATCAAATACCAGATGATGTATTAGAGGAAATTGAAAAATCAGGTGCATACGGCACAATAGGCGATAACGATGTTCTTTACAATGCTACAACAGAAGAGAGCTTTATTGATATCAATCGTAAAAATATCACAGTTAATGACGGTTTTGTAGACACAAGAAAAGGCAAATTTGTTGCATACAGTGAATACACCAAAGAATATCAAACATTTGATACCCAAGCAGAAGCAAATCAATATATTATTGATAATAAACCTTAGGAGTTTGATCTTTGGCTAAATTTATGAGCGGAAAATATGCTCCAACAAATCCAGATAAGTATTTAGGTAAGCGTGTTCCACATTATAGAAGTGGATGGGAGCTTGCTGTATTTCGTATGTGCGACAATCATCCTGCTATATTAGGATGGGGCTCGGAAACACATAGAGTTCCATATCGCAATCCACTAACAGGTAAGCAAAGCACATATGTTCCTGATTTGTTAATAATATACAAAGATAGAAAAGGTAGAAATCATGCTGAGATTGTAGAAATTAAGCCAGCAAGTCAAACCTTAGGAGAAGCAAGAACACAAGCACAAAAAGCTGCGGCAATTGTAAATCAAGCTAAGTGGGAAGCTGCAAATGCATGGGCAAAAAGTAATGGACTAAGATTTAGAGTAATAACAGAGAATCAAATCTTTAATAGGCCTAAAAAAGGTAAAAAGAAATGATAAAAAGATACTTTCATGAAGTATGGCCTATCATTGAAGAAGAATTAAAAATAAGCTATGAAGCATCTAAGTTAAATACAGAAGAACGTAGACAAAAGAAAAAACAAAAACACATGGCAAAAAGAAAGGGAAAATTTGACCCTAGAACTAATAGACCAGGTAAAAGAAAATGACAAAAAAACTAGAAGAAGAATTAGATTTACCGGCAATTGAAGATATGCTTCCCAAAGATGAAGAACAGGAAGTAGAACCAACTGCTGAAGAAATTCAAGCAAATATTGTAGAGTATCAAGGTGATATGGGTATGCTAGAACGTGTCGATGCGGCATTACCTACAGTTGAAGGCTTGCAAGAGTTAGACAGAGAAATGGATCAATATGCACAAAAAGCTATGGATACATTTGATGATTTAGTTGATTTAGGGAAAAATGTTGAAGATAGGCATGCGGCACCTATTTTTGATAGTGCAGCTAAAATGATTACAGCGGCATTACAAGCAAAGACTGCAAAATTAGATAAAAAAATGAAAATGCTTGAGCTACAACAGCGTCAACATAAACTTGAAAAAGAAAGTGAAAAAATTGATGCATATGTTGCAGCTCGCAACAAAGAAATTGGAATAGAAGATCCAGAATCAGTCGAAGGTAAGTTTATAGGCGACAGAACTGCCATGCTTGCCGAAATAATGAGAAATATGAAAGAAAACGATAAATAGTATTATAGGAGAACTATGCTATGAAATCATATCTACAATATCTACAAGAATCAAAACAAACGTGGAAATTTAAAATCAAATCAGTAAAACAACTTAGCGATGATGATGCTGATAGAATAGAAAAGCACCTAATGAAATACGACTCAAAAGGACTTGGTGCTGAGAAGAAAACAATGCTGCAAAGCACACCACGTGACTTTCCAAGCCACAGAGGCTATGAAGTTTTTACATACGAATTTGAGACTGCATTACCAGTAAGTAGTCATCAAATAAAAATTGAAATAGGCAATATGCTAGGACTAAGTGACACAGTTTTTAAAGTAAAAGGTGATCATGAAGTTGATCCAGATGAAAATGTAGAGCAAAAAGATGTTGAAAGTGTTTTAGCTGATAGCGAATACAAAGATGCAGAAAAAGTAGATAGTGAAGATTATTATGGCGATAAGTTTAACACAAGTTTTGTGCAAGAATTATTAAAGCTGCGTAAACAAAAGGAGAAAGACAGTGAGTGATTTAGATAGATTAGTAGCACTAGCTGGACTAGCTACAGATGCCGTAGCTCAGAGTGCAACAAATGAAACAACAATAGAAGAAGGTGACTGTGATTGTGATTGCGGAGAATCACCATGCAAAACATGCGGTGAAGACCATCACAGCGTAGAAGAAGCAGAAGTTCAAGCAGAAGAAGAAGCAGTAGTTGACGAAGCAGTAGGCGAAGCGGCTGAAATGTTTTATGAAATGCAAGACATGTATGCAGGAGGCGAAAGCCCAAGCAAACCACATGAAACAATTATTGACGAACTAGTGCGTTTCCTAAGCGGTGACCAATTAGAAGACTTTGTGGAAACTTTCCGCAGACATCACATGGATTTAGGCGATGAAATGTTCAAGGATGATGTTGATCTTGAAGAAGATGACATTGATGAAAATGCTTTTAATCAAGCAGCAGCGGCAGCGGCTCGTGCAGGAAAAGATACATTTGAATTTGGTGGTAAAACACACAAAACTACAATGAAAAAAGATGTAGCACACAAATTAGATGATGATGTTCAAATGGAAGAAGTATCTGAAGAATCAGAAGAGGAAACTCTAGAAGAAGCACCAACAATGGATACAACACAACTTATTACACTACTGAAAAATGCAGGTGTCAGTGAAGAAGCTATTCAAGAAAAACTTAATGAATGGGCAAATACACCATCACCAGAATTAGTAGGCGAACTAGAGCCAACAGCGCATGGTGATGCATATGATTTTGCACAGGGCGTAAATTTAAGCCTAAAGCGTTATTTAGATGCAGAAGATATGAAAGTTGGTCTTAAAGAGCATACAGTTGAAGAATTAAAAGCTGCTTACAAGGCAAGCAAAGATGAAGGCTAGTGAAATAATTGAAAATCTTGCCAACGATAGTGCAGTAAAGCCTAATGCAAAATTTGGGCCTAATGCTAAAAAAGTAGTTGGCGAGAAAAAGCGTAAAAGGCAAACTGGAAAAAAGACTCATCTAGATATGAGTAAAAAATAAATCCCCCCAGCAGAACGGTGTAGTTATAATTAACTGCGCCGTTTTCTATTATAAATAGTGTTATGGCAGTCAATGATAAATTAACCAAAACACCATATAAAACAGAAAAGTATACTGAGCAACAGTTATTAGAACTTGCCAAGTGTGCTAATGATCCCAAATATTTTATGCGTGAATTTTGTTATATTCAGCATCCAACAAAAGGACGTATGAAGTTTGATCTGTATGATTTTCAAAATGACCTTGTAGATTGTTATCATGATAACAGATACAGTATTGCAATGCTTGCTCGGCAAATGGGCAAATCAACATGCGCAGCTGGTTATTTGTTATGGTATGCAATGTTTAATCCAGATCAAACTATTCTTATTGCAGCACACAAATATTCAGGTGCTAGTGAAATTATGCAACGTATTCGTTTTGCATACGAAACATTACCTGATTTTATACGTGCAGGTGTTACAGCATACAACAAGGGCAGTTTAGAGTTTGATAATGGATCTCGTATAGTTGCACAATCAACAACAGAAAATACCGGACGTGGTTTGAGTATTTCGTTAGCATACTTGGACGAGTTTGCATTTGTGCGTCCTAATATTGCAAAAGAATTTTGGACATCACTTTCACCAACATTGGCTACAGGTGGTAAATGTATAATTACATCAACTCCAAACATGGACGATGATCAATTTGCACAAATTTGGATGGAAGCCGAAAAGAAAATTGACGAATATGGTAATGAAAGAGATACTGGCAGAAATGGTTTTGCTAATATACTTGTAAAATGGAACGAGCATCCTGACAGAGATAGTGAATGGGCTACTGTTGAAGAGGGAAAAATAGGCGAAGAACGTTTTAGACGTGAACACAATTGTGAATTTATTGCATTTGATGAAACACTTATAGACAGTATAAAACTAAGCAATATGGAAGCACGTGATCCGTATGCACAAATGGGGCAAGTGCGTTGGTATCGTCCTATTGCTAAAAATAATGTATATATGATAGGACTAGATCCAAGTTTAGGGACAGGTGGAGATAATAGTGCTATACAAGTTTATCAAATGCCAGGTATGCGTCAAGTTGCTGAATGGATGCATAACAGAACTACTGTGCAAGGACAAATCAAAGTTTTACGTGAAATAGCACAGTATATAGAAACAGAAACTGGCGGAGAATGTGAAATTTATTATAGTGTAGAAAATAATACATTAGGAGAAGCAGCACTTATTGTTATTGAAGAACAGGGCGAAGAAACTATACCTGGAACATTTTTAACAGAAAGTAAATCTCATGGAAATGCAAGACGATATAGAAGAGGATTTACAACTACACACAAATCAAAAATAACTGGATGTTCAAAACTCAAACATTGGATAGAAACAGAAAAACTAGAAATTGCAAGTAAAAATTTACTACGTGAATTAAAAACATTTATAAGCAGAGGAAACAGTTATGCTGCAAAAGATGGCGAAACAGATGATTTAGTTATGGCATTGGTGTTAGTAGCACGAATGAGTATGGAAGTAAGCCGTTATGAAGAATCAGCATTTGATTACCTACAGGACGATTTTGAGGACGATGACGGCATGGAACCAATGCCTTTTAGTTTACTGTGATGAAATGGCAAACAAATATACGTAGATTACAAATTGATATCACAAGTTACTGCAATGCAAAATGTCCAGGTTGTGCTAGAAATATTAATGGCAACGAAACAGTAGATTTTTTAAAACTTAATCATTTTGATGTAGAAATTTGGAATAGGTTAGCAACAGATGATTTAAAAGATACTAGGTTAGAAACACTTACACTAAATGGGAATTGGGGAGACTGTGGTATGCATCCCTATCTTCCTGATATGCTACAAACATTTATTGATAATCATCCTAATACAGCTATATTTTTAGCAACAAATGGAGGTATGCATAAAACTTCTTGGTGGGAAAAATTAGGAAATGTTTTAAGTAAATCTGCAAGTCATATAGTTGCATTTGCAGTAGACGGATTAAAAGATACAAATCATTTATATAGAAGAAATATAAATTTTGATAAAGTAGTTGCAAATATAAAATCATTTGTAAAAGGAAATGGCAGAGCTCAAATTGTTTTTACAGTATTTGATCATAACAAACATCAAATTAATGAAATTATAGCTTTAGGAAAAGAACTGGGCTGTGCAGAAGTAAGAATAAGAAAAAGTTTTGATGAATATATGGAAGTAATTACAGACAGTGAAACTTATGCCGTTACAAGTAACTATGACAAAGATGATATATTGTATATAGTAAATGAGGTAGATGAAATATCAAAACCAGTGCCTTATAAATATGCAGAAGAACAAAAAACTAAGTGTCCATGGTATAATGTTGGAGAAATACAAATAGATCCTTGGGGTAATGTGTGGCCTTGTTGTCATATAAGTAACATACAGTTTGATAATGATAAGTCTACATATAAAATAACAAACAACAAAGATAAGTTTAATCTTAGGAATAATAATTTAAAAACTATACTTGGTAACGAATATTTTAATGTTACTTTAAATAATGCAGTAAAGTGCGG